GGGCAGAGCGTCAACGTGTTCTTCCCCGCAGGTGCTCAGAAGTCCTATGTAAATCAGGTACACCTCAGAGCGTGGAAGGAGGGACTCAAAGGTCTTTACTACCTACGCACCGAAGCTAAATCACGCGCTGAAAATGTCTCTGAGAAAGTTGAACGGGTCGCACTACAAGACGACACCCGCTCAATAGTTTATTCTAAAAAGAACTGTCCCTATTGCGCTATGGCAATGGAGGAGTTGAAGCTACGAGGCATTGTCTTTGACAAAGTAGACCTCGAAGAGATCGGTAAGTCTGCCGCCGAAGTAACGGGCAGAAAAGTGACGTCGGTCCCACAGATCTATATTCATGGAGAATATATTGGCGGCTATGACGACTTAATGAATCACCTTAATGCAGAGGGATATGATTCTCAAGAAGGAGATGAGTGTAAAGCCTGCGAAGGATAATAATCATACTGGGGGAAGAATGGCTCTATTAGAGTTCAGTAAAACGTACAAACCGTTCGTGTATCCATGGGCGGTGGATCTATCAAAGAAACACGAAGAGGTTCATTGGATAGAAGACGAAGCGGAGTTGAGCGAGGATGTACAGGATTGGAAGACCAAGCTCTCTGTTGATGAGAAAGAGTTCATCACACAAGTTCTGCGGTTGTTCACACAGTCAGATGTTCAGGTAGGCGAGAACTATCACGAACTACTGATACCTAAGTTCAAGAATAACGAAGTACGAAACATGCTTTCGTCATTTGCGGGGAGAGAGGCTGTTCACCAACGAGCCTATGCACTCTTGAATGACACGTTGGGTTTGCCTGACGAAGAATACTTCAAGTTTCTTGAGTACAAAGAGATGGCCGACAAGGTGGACTTCATGAAAGAGGGTGATACCTCTACCCATGCAGGTTTGGCATTGGCACTGGCTCAATCCGTATTCAATGAAGGCATGTCTTTGTTTTCGTCGTTCGTCATGCTTCTAAACTTCCAACGCTTCGGCAAGATGAAGGGCATGGGCACGATTGTTGAATGGTCTATCAGAGATGAGTCATTACACGTACAGGGCAATGCAAAGCTGTTTCGCACGTTCTGTGATGAGCACCCACGGATTGTCAATGATGAGTTGAAGTCCAAGATATATGAGATGGCTAAAAATGCGGTTGAACTCGAAGATAAATTTATCAGTCTTGCCTTCAAAGGAAACAATGTTCAGGGTCTTACGCGAGACGAAGTACGCAAATATATTCGTCATATTGCTGATCGTCGGCTACTACAGCTTGGACTCAAAACTAAGTTCAGACAAAAAGACAATCCTCTACCTTGGCTTGACTGGGTGCTTAATGGAGCCAGCCACGACAACTTCTTTGAAAAACGGGTGACTGAATACTCTGTCGTAGGTATGGATGGCGACTGGGGATGGGACGCGGCGTGAGCGACACGGGAGACCAAGGCACCGACGATCACGTCTTTGGTCTCGAATGCCCACACTGCGACGAACCGCTTGAAGTACATCTATGGACAGGGGAAGCACCCATCTTCTGTCCGATGTGCGGTATCGACGTCAATGAAGAGTATGAAGAATACTAAATACTCTCATGACGTGGTACTACGAGCAGAAACCCTACGAACCCGACGAGTCTGAATTAGAGGGGCTGGTCGGCTTCGTATACGAAATAGAAGAGATTGAGACGGGTAAGAAGTACATCGGTAAGAAGTTGTTTTGGAAAAGCAAGATTCTGCCGATCACCAAGACCCGCAAGCGCCGTAAACGAACCAAGGTTATAAGCGACTGGATGAAGTACTACGGGTCCAGCGAGGCTCTCAAAGAGCAAGTGCTTGAAAATGGTGAAGCCCTATATAAAAGGACAATACTTAAATTATGTGAGACGAAGGGGGATTGTTCCTACTACGAAGCCAAGTACCAGTTCGATAATGACGTGCTGTTACGTGATGACTACTACAACGAGTTCATCGGGCTGAAGGTTCACTCCAAACACCTCAAACGCTAAATACTTACTACAGATAAATGCAGGCTACCCAATGCTGAAGTTCAAATCATTCTACGAAGAGAGTGGTTGCTGTTGTGACGAAAACCTCGTTCACGAAGCCGCAGAGTATCAAGGTAAGAAAGTCACTCTGAACAACCCCATTCGGGGCGGTTCCAAAAAATTCTATGTGTTCGTTAAGAACGACAAGGGCAACGTGGTCAAGGTTTCCTTTGGTGATCCAAACATGGACATCAAACGTGATGACCCCGAACGTCGAAGTAACTTCCGTGCCCGACACAATTGCAGTGATCCCGGTCCCAAGTGGAAAGCCAGATATTGGTCATGCTACCAATGGCGAGCGGGAGCAAAGGTAGATAATTAAACGAGGATATCATCATGGCAGTGAACTCACGTCGCCTAATGGTACACGAGATATTTGATCTGGTGGCCAAGGCAAAGAACAAGAAAGCGAAGATCGAAGTATTGAGAGCGAACAACATCATGCCTGTTCGTGACGTGATACAAGGTGTCTTTGACAAAAGAATTACGTGGAACCTACCCGCAGGCACACCACCCTACACTCCCGCTTCTGACGAAGCACCCCCACCTCGATCCTTGCTACGCGAGCACCTGAAGTTTAAGTACTTCGTAAAGGGGCTACGCGAGAGCGAAGGACTACCCGCAGTTAAGCGAGAGCGTATCTTTATGGATATGCTCGAAACTGTTCACCCCAGCGAGGCAAAGATCTTGTTGGATATGATTAACAAGAAATCCCCCGTGAAGGGATTAACGATCAACGTTGTGAAGGAGGCATACCCTGACTTGATCCCTGATTAGTGATGCTACCCGATAAAAATAACTAATGGAGCGCCTATGCAGACAGCCCAAATAGAACGACTGAGAAAAGACTCACGAGAACTTAGCCACTATATTCACAAGTTAAATAAAAAGGGACGAAAAGAGACGGCATACAAGATGATTAAGAAACAACAATTTCTTGATGCCGCAATCGATCAAGTCGCAAGGGGGTGATCCTATCTATTGAGGGCACCCATCGGGTGCTCTCTCTTATTTTTAGGATTTGTTATGACAACGAAATGGAACGCCCTGACTTACGATGAGAAGAAAGATGCTCTGGCAATTGCCTACGATTATTACCACCGCAATGGATTCTTCCAAAGCCCCAATCAAATATTTGAGGTCTGTGCCCTCATCCGCGAATTTCGCTTTAGGTCTGTTTTGGACTACGGCTGTGGCGGCGGGGATAAAGCTCACTGGGAAAACATCAAGCTATTGGTGCCCACGCTCAAAACTTACTACCCCTACGATCCATACTCTTCTGACAAGGACATTCGCCGTCATCCTAGAGCAGGTCAACGATTCGACCTTGTTACTTGCACGGACGTTCTTGAGCACGTACTTCCTGAGGACATTGATGAGTTCCTCCAAGACCTCCTTATCTGCTCCAACAAAATGCTCTACGTCACGATATGTCTCTCACCCGCAGGAAAGATGGTCGTTGATGCTAATGGAAAAACGGCATACGACCAGAGCCTACATACTATCGTTGAGTCCAAAGAATGGTGGCTCGATAGGTTTCGGGCGGCTGAGAGAGCTATTCGAGAAAAGCAGAACCGTTCGATCGCAATCAAAATAGTCTGGACCTGATATGCCAACATACGATTTAAAGAACACCAAGACAGGTGAAGTTAAAGAGATGCTGTTGTCCATCTCAAAGAAAGAGGAAATGTGCGCCAGTGGCGAGTGGGAACAGGTCCACCTTGGCACCGCCTCTTTGGTTACTCATACAGGGAATATCATCAACAAGACCAGCGGTGACTGGAAGGACTTGATGAAGAAGATGCAAAAAGAGGCTGGTGGTAATACGGGTCTCAGCGCGGAAAAGAAGCGCAAATACGGTTTCGCAGACAACACGATAAAGACGTAATGGAAAAACAACAGAAGCTACCCCCGATTCGTATCGATGACTTGGTGACGATTGATCCAATCACGCCCCGTCAAAAAGACGCATTTGAGGCATGGAAACAAGACGGCAATCACCTTGCGTTGGTGGGGACCGCAGGCACGGGTAAGACCTTCTTGGGTATGTACCTTGCGCTTGAGGAAGTGATGGATAAGGGCACTCCCTACGACAAGTTGGTGATCATCCGAAGTGTGGTGCCTACTCGTGAAGTGGGCTTCCTACCCGGCACTCTGGAAGACAAGCTCAACACGTTCACAGGTCCGTATCGTGCGGCGGCGCACGAACTCTTTCATGATCCCAAAGCCTATGACCGTTTGGTTAATTCAGGCTTCGTGAGATTTGAGTCAACCTCCTATATAAGGGGTGTGACCTTCGACCATGCAATCATTCTGGTAGATGAAATGCAGAACCTCAACTTTCACGAGTTGGATTCTGTGATCACACGAGTGGGACAAGGTACGAAGATCATCTTTGCGGGTGACTTCAAACAGTCGGATTTCAAGAACATCAACGAGCGGGGCGGTATCCTGCAATTCCTTGAGATCCTTGAAAACATGAGGCACTTCAGCATCATTAACTTTAGCTGGGAAGACATAGTCCGCTCTGACTTTGTGAGGGACTACATCATGACCAAAGAATGGATGGGCATATAAATGTTACTAGAACAGGCACTACGCAAGCACCTTGAAGGGTGCCTTGCTTATCACCAAGCAAACTTTCAGACGTTTCTGGCAAATCCAGTAGGCGTTGCGGAGCATGGTGACTACATGGAAACTCTGGAGAAAGAGCTATCAAAAATTGCACACTACGAAGACTTGTTAGGTGCGTTAGCAAGACAGCAAGAAGGCTAGGCATGATCAGACCACACAATTCAGAACTCAATAGAGAGGCGGTCTTCGAGCAACTCAAGGTTGACGAAGGTGTTGAATACGAAATCTACAAGGACCATCTAGGCTACCTCACATTTGGGGTGGGTCACTTGGTGACGCCTACAGACCCTGAGCACGGCCAAGATGAGGGCACTTCTATTAGTGAAGAGCGTGTTTGGGAAGCCTTTGAGACCGATCTTGATGTGTCGATCAACGAGTGCAAAAGGCTCTACCAAAGTGACTGGGATAACTTTCCCGGCGAGATCCAAGAGATCCTCTGCAACATGATGTTCAATATGGGCAGACCTCGACTAAGCCAGTTCAAGAAAATGAACCAAGCTCTCGCAATGGGTCAGTGGCAGGTAGCCGCCCATGAAGGAAGAGACAGCCGTTGGTACAATCAGGTAACCAACCGTGCAGAACGGCTAATGGTACGGATGGAATCTGTCGGATAGATGAAGAAGCATCGCCTGTTAGATCCCTATGGAAAGAAGTGGTTCCTTCATGGGGACACAATACATTTCGCGGGTAAGACAGGCATCGGTGACGTGATGTTGGGGCTGAACACTTCCTATTACGTCTCATCTAGGCTAAAAAAAAAGTATTCCTAAAGTATCATTGGGTCAATGGTCCTGAGTATCTGTTCCATGTCGAGGACAGCCAGACCATCATCGAGCAACAGCAGTATCTGCTAAAACGGCTTCACGGCTATGGCAGTGTTCAGGTTGACGTCGAGAACATCTTCAACACGACCCACGATCGCTTTGATGGGATGCTACACACCCACATTGAAACTAAGAGCGGCTATGAAGTGCTTCGAGGCGTCAATAGCTGGTTGTTCAATGAGCGGGACATGAACTGTAAGCAGTACAAGAATTTAGTGGTCATCTGGCGCACCAAGTTCATCGACAGTGATTACCCCATCTTCAAGGACAGCTACGACTCATCCTATTGGGATCTTATCATCCCCCTACTCAAGCTGGCTGGCTTCACGGTTGTGGAGATTACCCACCGCACTCCTATTCGAGAGGTGTATCACTTAGTATCAGCCGCTCGACTCGTGGTCGCTTACAACGGTATGTACCACTACATATCTAAGAACTTCATCAAGCCGATGATAGTGATGGGCGACAGCGGCATCATTAAGACTCATAGCCCCCAAGCCAAGCACTTCTTTGCGCCTGAGAAGGATCAAAGCGAGCGGGAAATACTCGACTACATATTAGATATTAAGGCGAACCTTCCTGAGCTAGACGCCAAGGTCGAGGCAGTGAAGAAGAAGCTATACCCCATCATATACGGAAAGAGCTATGGTTAAGTTGCCTGCGGTCGGCATGATTTATCTCAAGGGCAACCCTGTGAGTGAAGAGTACCGTAAGATCGTCACACCTTCGTGGGAGAACGCTGGGTTTGAGGTGAGGTTTCACAATGGGATTACCCCTGAGACCTTAGACCAAGGCGTCAAAAAATTGACGTTCGGTAAGAAGGAAGGCGGTCGCAACAAAGGGAAAGACTTTACTCCCACCGAAATCGCGGTCTGGCATAGCCACGTGATGATGTGGGAAATCGCTTCGCGTAAAGAGAACCCCTTGATCGTCATCGAGCATGACGTACTTCTTCTTAGACCAATTGAGAGATCTGCCCTAACTTCCCACCCAATTATTGGGTTGAGCCACTGTGGTTTGTTATCAAAACACCCCAACAAAGGCTATCGGATATCTGCGGGTGGTTGTTACATGCTCAACAATCAAATCGCCAAAAAGATGCTGGCCAAACTCCCTGAGGTGATCACCTTTAACAGTGACGGATACCTCCATAACTTCATTGCGCGATATGGTGTATTCAAACAGGACTATTCTACCCAACTCTATATTCCCAAAATTGGTGCCACCATTGATCACGACTGACCTAAGCGTCTTTATTGGGTATGACTCAAGAGAGCGTGACGCCTATTTTGTGGCCAAGGCTTCGATTGAAAAGTACAGCAACGTGCGCGTCTATCCTATCGTCCAGCAAGAGATGCGGGACATGGGCATCTATGATCGTCCGTTAGATCCACAGGCTACGACTGAGTTTACGCTGACTCGCTTCCTAACCCCCTTCTTATCTGGCTACACAGGTATGTCGGTATTCATGGATTGTGATGTGTTGGTCCAGCGTGACATTCGAGAAGTGCTAATGGAGATTGACTGGCGAAATGACGTGAGTTGCGTACAGCACGATTACACGCCTAGATCAGACATCAAGATGGATGGTGTGGTGAACACGGACTACCCCAAGAAGAATTGGTCGTCGGTCATGGCCTTCAACAACGCACGGTGCAAAATCCTGACACCCTCAATCGTCAATCACTTTGCCCCCTCATATCTACATCGTATGGAGTGGGCACGAAGCATCGGTAGTCTATCGAACACTTGGAACTATCTGGTGGGTTATTATAAAAACATTGAGGAACCCGCAGTGA